GTTTAGGGTATTATAAAACTGATGTCGAAGCAGCAAGAGCATACAATGAGGCTCTGATTAAATATGGATGTGATTTACGTAAACTAAATAAAATACCAGAATAGCTTTACTTAAAAAGAAATAATATATGGGACTGTTTTCAGATAATCATTATCATAGACACGATAATAGCACACACATTCGCTTCCCGGATACTATTAAAGAAATTAAAGCTCCAACTGATGAAAGCATTAGGCTCTTAAATGAGATGCAGGAAAAGGTGGTTGATAATATAGTGTCCAAGATTGAAGTGAAGGATAATATAGTTGAGGGTCACATATACGTCATAGATATGATGCGGACTGCGGCTATTGATGATTTTAAGGTTATATGTAAGTTTAAGATAAATAGGCATGAGTTTGTTGTAGAGAAATCATGGAGCCGATGGGAGTTGAGCAATAAAGAACAAACCCATTTACAAATAAATGGGCATATATTAGAGTGGGGGAAATCTATTATGCTTTTGTTTGCCTTAAAAGAATTTGCTGCTATTGCACATAGGCAGATATTGGGCACAGAAATACCGTCTTATTGTCTAAGAAATCTTTTTGAAAAATGAGTAAAAAATTAGGAGGGTGCCTGTTCATCCGAAACGGCTGCAAATTCGATTACCCATTTATTCAGGCGATACAATGCCTATTGGAATTTTGCGATAAAGTATGCATATGCCTTGTGTCAACTGATGACGAAACGGATGAAATGGTGTATGATTTATTCAAAGCAAATTCAAAGGTGATCATCCGGCAGATGTATGATGGCGATTGGCAGCAAATGGACTTCCAAGCAAAGCACCGGCTTTCAATATTCACAAACTACGCCATTGAAATGCTGGATACGGATTATGTATTCAGTCTTCAAGGGGATGAAATTGTTGATCCATCCAGCTACCAATACATTCGCCAGGCGATGGAGGAGGGCCAGGAGGGGTATCTATGCACCCGGGTTAATTTATGGGGGTCGCCCTACACGCAACTGAATGTTGAGCATCACAGGAAGCCCTGTAGTACGGAGATAGTTCGTTTAACTAAAACATGTTATCGGGCCTATGACGATGCGGAATCAATTGCCGCCCCTTGTGTTGATAGTTACCTTGATAAAATCAAAATATGGCATCTCGGTTTTGTAAGGAAAAGAGAGGTGCATCCGGCCAAGATCAGAGAAATGCAGGGGAACATATTTAAGTGCGGAATCGATAGCAAGTTAGAAGGAATGGAAGTTTTTGACTCAACTAAGTGGTTTGGCCCGGAGGACTTGCGCCCAATTGAAGGGGAACTGCCGCCGTTAATTCGTCAATGGGCAAAAGAAAGGGAGTAAAAAGCCCCTGAAAGTTCAGAGGCTTTAACCAAGGAGAAGTTCTTTTAGCTTCCATTAGAGTTCAGGGTAGCTACCGTATCAGCACTGTAGTAGATGATGGATTGACCATTTCTGTACAGTCCTGAAGGCAAAAGCTCAATGATAGAGTTCATTGTAACGTTGTTTGCGGTAGTAGCTTCTTCAACTGGCCTGATAGCACATAAAGCACTAGGTAGGTTGAATGAAATACCTTGAGTAGCAGGGCCGCCAGCAAGATTTTTCAGGTCATACTGATTTTTACGGTAGCCGTGAAAAATTACTCTTCCAGTTAATGCCATAACTTTAAATTTTTAATTGTTAATAAATGAGCCTAACCGGGGGCAAATCCGGGGGCGACATAAAAGTAACAAAAAGCTACAACGTTTGAGCAAATGAAATTAGTTAGCATATTGCATAGTTTCCCGGCTGGGGATTTACTTTCGGTTCTGCCGGGTTTAAAACAGGTGTCCGAAGACAATGGCTGCAAGTGGGTTGTCTATCAGAAAATAGATCATTCCTATGGGGTCACCGGGGCGTATATGGGAGCTAAATACTCTATTCGGAATGACGAGGGAGAGCCTGTTACTATGAACAAGGCGGTTTTTGATGCCGTTAAGCCATTGTTGCTGTATCAAAATTACATTGAAGACTTCAGAGAGTGGGATGGTGAACAGGTTGATTTCAATCTTGATTTAATCAGAGAGAATCCTACAACATTCCCTGGTGGGTGTATTAATCGTTGGCCGTTTTACATCTGGCCTGATATGGTAACTGATCTTTCTAAACCTTGGCTGAAAGTAGGGTTTCCTTCATATATCACTGGTGCAGAAAACAAAATACTCATAAACAGAACGGAACGCTACAATAACACCTTAATATCGTATAATTTCCTTAAAAAGTACAAAGATAATGTTGTCTTTGTTGGGCTACAAAACGAATATGAAGTGTTCTGTAGGCATAATAAGCTGGATATCCCAAGACTTCAGGCAAAGGATTATATTGAAATATCAAAAGCAATGATAAGTTGCAAATTTTATATTGGGGTACAAAGTTCCTGCTTCCAAATAGCGGAGGGGCTGAAGATACCACGTGTATTAGAAGTGTGTAGAGATATACCCAATGTTATTGGAAGTGGGCCCGGGTTCTATGATTTTCTTACACAGAAAAGTTTAGAGTATTACGTAAACAAATTATACAATCAATGAAGCTTGAATCAGTAAATAATAGGGTTATTTGTCTTATTGACACTGAACAGAAAAACTTTCACACATTCGCCAATGGGGCCATTATAAGGCATGAGCGAAACTGGAACAACTTTGATAAGAAACACACAGAACAGGTATTAGGGACGGTTATAAGCGCTGATGATATTCCAGAAGGCGCATTGGTATTGCTGCATCACAATAGCACCCATGATGTAAACTTAGTAAACAATCATGGCTCATTAAGCGGTGAAGATATAGCAAGCGGGTTAAAGGTATATTCGGTGCCCGTTGCTGATGTGTATCTTTGGAAAACAGAAGGCGGCGAATGGATGCCATGTGAAGGGTTTGCAATCGCTGAAAGAGTATTTGAGCCATACAAGGGGATTATTCAGAATATTCAGCCGAAGAAATTAAAGGATACCTTGTATGTTAAAACAGGGGAGTACGCAGGCTTAGTAGTAAGAACATTGACGGCCTGCGATTATGAGATTATATTCAGAGAACCATCAACTGGCAGAGAGAGAAAGATAATTCGATTCAGGCCCAACGGGGACGAAAAGACGCAACGGGAGCCAGAGGCAATCGCTATTGATCATAGCGCAACTGAAAAAGTAAAACAAGGCGAGTTGCTGTTAGGGTTAACGCCTTCTGATGCTAAACAAATAAATGAAATGAAATATGTCTGATGAAATAAGGGAGTTAGAGAAAAAGACAAGAGTGCTTGAGCAGCAATTGGCAGAAAAAGAAAAGATTATAAAAGACCCATCCAAGCGTGGGTATTATGCTTTGTGTAAAGTCCTTTACCAGCAAATAGAATACCTGGAAGGGTTTAACTTGAAAGATCAAATAGGGGCAAATCCGAAAGACGATAAAGTGTATGATCGCGTTAAGGGAATTTGGGAAGGAATGAAAACAATGATCATGGATTGTCGTGCATTAAAGTCAGAGCTTAAGGTATCCAACGCTGAAGAAGAAGCGGAAATGAAGAAGTTTCAAAACAGAACTACGCCCGAAAGCATGGCCGAAGCTATAGGCGGCATAGCCGGGCAAAACAAGTAACCTATGTACAGTAAAATTGAAGGCGGTTCTATTGTAAATATTCAGGGGCTCAACTGCTGCATCCCACCAGAGGGGTATGTTTGGAACATTGTTACAAAAAAATTAGAACAACGTGAAATATATAGCCGGTCAGATGATCCTGCCGAACAATACTGGGTTAGAATAGAACCGCCAGTGTGGTACAAGGACGTTATGAAACAGTGGGAGTTGTATGACAGGAGAAAGAAAGATGACGATCCTGAGTTTTACAACGAAGAACTAGAAGTATATAAGGCCCAGGAATGGGATCGCCGACTCAATGGATTTTGGTTTATGAACAATGGGAGGGCTACGTATATATCAGGTATGCATTACTTGTTTTTACAGTGGTGGCAAATAGATATAGGCTTCCCTAAATTCAGGATCATTGATCTTGAGTATTTTTATTTTCTTCAGTATGTTATAGAAGACCCAAATTGCTTTGGCATGTTGGAGGTTTGTAAAAGGCGTAATGGCAAGACTTTTAGGGCTGGTGTATTCTTGTTCGAGTATATCAGTAGAACCAAAATGACAAACGCCGGTATACAATCGAAAACGGATAAAGATGCCAAAAAGGTATTTGGGAAAGCGGTTGTGCGGCCATTTAAAAAGCTACCAAGGTTCTTTAGGCCAGAATATGATATGTCCCTTGGTGTTACTCCTAAAACAGAAATAAGATTTGAGCAAACGAACGTACGCGGGAAAAAAGCAGAAGAAAGTTTAGGGCAAGAAGAGCTTGGTTCAAAGATAGACTTTGGCAGTGCTGATCCTATGGCATATGACGGGGAAAAGGTTCATAGAAAATTCGACGATGAGTTCGCAAAAACTACAGAGTGTAATATATATGAACGGCATGAGGTTACTCGTTACTGTTTGCTTGATGATGAAGGAAATATAATCGGTAAAGTACTGTATAGTTCAACTGTTGAGAAGCTGAAAACAGACAGGGAGGGAGTGCAGGAAGGTGCTAAATTACTTTGGGATGAAAGCGATCAACGAAACATACAAGGAAACGGGCAAACAATAAGCGGGTGCTATCGGTTTTTCATGGGGGCGCATAGGTCAAGAAATTTTGATAAGTATGGATTCCCAGATGAAGAGAAAAGCCGTCAGCAAATCCTTGCAAACAGAGAAGCGGTAAAAAACAATGCACAGGCGCTTTCAGCACGTAAGCGAAAAGAACCCATAACAATAGGGGACGCATTCGGGATAGATGCAGACTCTTGCGTTTTTGATGGAGAGAATATTGAGAAGAGGAGCGAAGAACTAATTAATAATCCAGTACACAAGCGAAAGATAATATTTTATAGGGATTTAGACCAAAGTGTTAAGTGGAGAGATGTGGTTCCTGCGGATGGTGATTTTTATTGGAAGGTTACGCCCGAATTCGACTTGTCGATAAAAAAAGATGTTTTTAAAATTGTCGATAAATTAAGGCATCCTGCAAGAACGAATGAGGGGGCTATTTCAGTTGATAGCTATTCGAATTCACAAGGCGGCAGAAAGTACGGTAGCGCCGCTTCCGCATTTATAGGGTACAGGGGTCTTCTGAAGCCGGTGGCTCACTTGTATGGGCGGCCAAAAGAAAAAGACGACCTGCATAGCCAGGTTATGTTGGCTGCTGAGTTTTGCGGGTTTAAGGCTTACTATGAGCATACGGCAGATGATTACTATGGTTATTTTAAGGGGCGAGGCAAGCTGGGTTATTTGGGCTTATATCCCTTGTCGCTTATTGATCCGGTAAAAATAAAACAGGCGAAAGAGCAGCAAAAGGAGGTAGAGCGATTTTATGGTACGCCCATAACCCCCTTCTCGTTAACAACACAACTCGATAATGGGATTGCGTATTTTTTGCATCATATCCATTTGATTGATTTTGAGGAGGTATTGTTGTGGGCACCAAAGTTTGATCCATACGACCGTACCAAGTGCGACATTATAGTCTCTCTTTTGATTCTTATTTCGGTGCTAATGGAGCCTATTCCGCAGCCAAAACCCCTAAAACAGCCGTTAATAAGGGTTCACGAAAACCCGCATTATCGCAAAAAAGCTGGTTAAAATAGCTTTAACGTTGTAGCAAATATAAAATAAGCCTATATTTGAATTACAATTACCTGATTTATAGATGGCTTTACCAGTTTATAACAACAATGGTGAAGGTGGCATTCAAACCCTAAAAGATTTCCAATTAACACAAGATGTTAAATCAAAGCAGGATATCTCTTATGGGAAGAAGGTCGCTGAATATATAATCTCAACAATTGGGGTTAATCAAGGATATTTCTTCTCCAGAAATACCACTTTCCAGGTTAATAGAAACTGGGCAAATGGGAAGGTTGACGTGTATAGCATGTTTGCTGATCGGTATGAATTAAATGCTAAAACAAACTATGTAAACATAAGCTGGGATAGCATTAAAATAGTTCAGCGGATTGTAAGCAGCAAAGTAAGCCAGTGGATGCAGCGCCGGGAAAAGATTCAAGTAACGTGTGTCGATCCTATCTCCATTTCAGATAAACAAAAAAACTACGAAGAAGCAGAATTTATTCTTTTCAATAAAGAACAACTCGCACAATTAGAATCAGAAAGCGGGGTGCCAATGGTAAGCCCTGAGCAATTTGTTCCCACCGATAAAGACGATCTCGATACATGGCACATTGAAGGCAATAAGCTCCCGGTAGAAATTAAATACGAAACAGAATCAAATAACATACTGGCTGCTTCCGGATGGTCTGATATACTAAAGGAGCGGAGCCTTAATGATAGTGCACAAACTGGACTAGTGGGTGGGTACGTGTATATGGATGAGTATGGCGTTATTAATGCTGAATACATAGAGCCAGAAAACGTATTTTACTCTTATTCAAAATATCCAGATTTTAGAGATACGGCATGGCGCGGGTTTATAAAATCCATGAAGATTTCTGAAATAAGGAGAAAATGGGGGGCGCAATTCGGCGGCACTTTAACGGAAGAAGAATTATGGCAGATCGCACAGACTGCGCAGGATTATCAGAAGTACGACAAACTGATATGGGTAGACTATTGGAGCTATGCGTTCCTGCGTCCTTATGATGAATGGAATGTAGATATAGTTTACTTCTGGTTAAAATCCCTGGATAAGGATGGTTATGTTAAAAAAACAACCAAAGTAAATAAAAGTATTATTGTCGAGAAAGTGAGTAGCCGACCTAATAAGTTGGCCGAAAATGAAGAGTATGTAGACGATGATTACTGGAATATCTATAAAGGCGTATATGTTAGGTCAACTGGCAAGATGCTGGAATGGGGATTGGATAACAATATGATCAGGCCGCAAGACCCGAAGGAATCCGGCAATGTAGAATTTCCTATTTCATTGTATATGCCAGAAAATTTCGATATGCGAAATGTGGCTATCCCTGAACGGTGTAAAGAGCCTGCTACGGAAATGATAGGAACGAGGTTAAAGATGCAGCAATTGATCACTAAAATGGTTCCTGTAGGGGCGGCAGTCAATGTGGATGCGTTGCAAGAAATGGATTTAGGTCTAGCTGAGGCAACTACTCCAATAGAGGCAGAAAAAATATGGAGGCAGACTGGTACATTGTACTATCGCGGAAGAGATGCAGATGGGAACCCCCTTCAGGTGCCTATACAAGAGTTAAATAATTCAGGCTTTTTAAGCCAAATGAAGGGGCTAATAGAAATGTACGCCTTCCATTACCAGGTGCTCAAAGATGAATTAGGGGAAGACCCGAATTTAATGACCGCAGCCGCGCAGCCCCGTGTTACATCTGATAATATTCAGGTAAGCCAACAAGCAGCAAATTCCGCTACTGATGTTTACTATCGAGCATACTTATACTTGATGGAAGATATGGCTAAAAAGATTGCCTGTCTTTTACATGCCAGTATAAAGTACGGAGCCAAAGTGTATAATTCTCTAACAAAAGAGGAGGTAGACAAAAGGCGCTTTAGTACCAAGTTTCTCATGATGCCGGATCAATTCAAGATTCAGAAGTTTGAGGCATTTATGACAGCGGCGTTAAATAAAACGCCTGATCTGATCTTGTTTATTGATCCATTCAAATTAATGAGAGTTGCCGAAGAGAATGTAAAGCTGGCCGAATTACTGTTTATGAATGGGCAAAAGCGGATGCTGCGCCATCAACAGCAAATGGCACAGCAACAGTCAGAGCAGAATGCACAGATTCAGATTGCCAGTTCACAGGCCAAAGCCAAATCTGATGCGGAATTAGCACAGTTGCAAGCTAACATTAAAACGCAAGAATTATCCGCGAAGAGTCAGGCTGATAAGGAAAATACTTTGTTGTCATCAATATTAAAGATGTATGAATTAAGTATGCAAAATGGGGTGCCGTTGCCATCTGCTTTGCAGCAACTCGCGGCTGGTGTATTAACCAATGTGGCCATCCCGGTTACACAGCAAAACCAGCAAATGACGCAAGCAATATTAGAGCAACAAGTGCAGCCAGAGCAGCAATCAGAACAACAGGAGGAGGAGCCAGAAGAAGCACAAATGCAATTACAATAAAAATAATATAGTTATGGCAACAATAAACTGTACTGCGATTAAGGCTTCCCAGGCGTTAAGGGGTCAGGGCGTGAGGGTTAATTTATCTGCCGCAGAGTCTTTAAGCGTATTACCTGTTCTTTCAGTAGGCAATTCTTGCGTAATATCAAGTTCTTCAAAGGAGGGGTTAATCACCTCTATCGATCTGTATGGGCATAGTTTTGATGTAAGCCCTAAGATGCCTAACGCGAGGGTTGATTCTAATACGGCAGGTATACTGAAGGTAAATGAATTAATAACGGTTACGTACTAAAACAATCTGCTTTATGTTAAGCAAAGTATTAGATTTTACTACTGAATTTAATGCTAGCAATGGCGTTAAAATGGATTTGTCAGGGTGGTTAAATGCTACAGTGCAGGTGGTAACCCCTTCTGGGACTATAAATGTCACAGGGAGTAATGATGCGGGAGCGATTACCGGCGTTACGGATGGCAATGCATTATCCTCTGATAATTATACGGCCATACAGTTGACAAATCTTGCAACTGGGGCAGCAGTGACAACGATATCAGCCAACGGTCTTTATAAGACTACACAATTTGGAATGCCATGTAAGTTCATTCAGTTGGCCGGTAGTGGTGTGACCGTAGCAAAACTATTAGTATTTGTAAATACTATTAATTAGTGTGTTTTTATTTATTAATTTGCTACAACGTTTGAGCGTTTGTGGCCTATAAAACAAATTTAATATGCCTGAAGTAGCCGAAAATAAGCAGTCTGAAGCTGCGGCACCAGTAGCAAAGCCCATAGAGGCCAATCCATTTGATGAAAGTAGCTGGACTCGACAGCCATCGCAACAAGCAGAATCTCAAAAACAAGACGAAGAAGTAAAGCCTGCTCCTGCTGCCACTCAACCAGAGCCAAAGACAGGGGATGACGAGCAAATAATTGATGCGAATGAATACCTTAAGCAACAGTTAGGGTATGATTCATGGGATGTTGCCAAGACGGAATTACAGCAATTGCGTGAATTAAAAGAGAAGGCTCAAACACCTGCTGAAATAAAATTCGCGAACGAGCAAAGCCAAAAGTTCTTTGATGCAATAAAGGAAGGCAAGACTGATGACATTTATGCTTACCTGCATAAACAAAAGCAGTTAGAGCGGTTAGAGAAATTAGAGATAGCAGGAATAAATGAAGCTGCCGAAATAATAAAAGCGAATCTTCAATTTAAGAACCCTGATCTCACCCAAAAAGAGATTGAATTTTTATACAACAAGCGATATTCCATTCCAAAGCAGCCAAGACAAGGGGCAGATCAAAGCGATGAAGAGTATAGCGCTGCATTGGAAGAATGGAAGCAAGTAGTTCAGGAAAAAGAGCAAGAGATTATTATTGAAGGTAAAGTTGCTCGCCCTGAAGTTGTAAAGTACAAAAGTGAACTTGTTTTACCCGACATACCAAATAAAGCTCAACCACAGCAACAAGCGCCTGACCCAAAGGTATTGGAAGCGCAAGCGGCGGGGAGGGAGCTCTATTTGAGAACAGTTGATAGTGATTACAAAAACTTCAATGGGTTTGAGGCTAAGGTGAAATCCGAGTCAGGAGAATTACCAGTAGCATTCAATGTGCCAGATGAAGAAAAAGTAGTCTACGCGAACAAGTTGAAAGACTTTGAGCTTTATGAATATTTTGAAAGCAGATGGTTCCCAGGAGGCAACGCAAATGTTTCTCAAATGATGAGTGATCTGTATCTATTAGAAAACCCCGGAAAGGTACTTCAGGGGTTATCAAATAATGCAGCATCCGCAGCACTGGACAACTATCTGAAAACAAAAAGCAAAATCAAAGTTGACGGTGGTTCTTCCAAGCCGGATGGCTTTACACCAACCGCCAAAGACATTCAAACAAAGCAGGAAGAAGCACTGTGGGACGCATAGGCGGGTTTACTAAAACAATTAAATTAAAAAAACAATGGCAGGTATTCCTACAGCGAATATATTGCAGCCGGGCCAGATTAGCACTACCGCAGGAGCGGACAGGGCGCTAATGTCTACGCTGCAAATCTTAAAACCACACTGGTATAACAAATTCACTGAAAAATATGGTGAAGAAAACTGGACATGGTGGTTAGCTACCTATGGCGGCATGGAAGAAGTAAAAGGCCGAGATTATTTCTGGTTTGAAAATCGTGGCAAGTTAATGCAAGCGCTTGGTGTGGCCTCGAATGTTGCCGCCAACACAGCAGGGGCAACAGTTACATTCCAACTTGCTACTGGCTTCCATTATGATAGTGGAACAGATACGCCTTTACGTGTAGGCGCTACAGTTCGCGTGGCGTCTACGAACGTAGAAGGAGTGATCATTGCAATTACCAGTACTACTCCTAATGCTTTCCAGTTTCAAGTACGACCCAAACAATCAACACAGTCTTTAAATACTGCGGGGAGCGCAAACTTCCTTACTACTGACTATCTCTTGATGGGAGGTGACATGGACGCTGGCGAAGCGTCTGGATCAATTGATCCAGAAGTTCCACTGGATGAGCGCTATGATAACTCTACCACTGAAATGCGTGAAACATGGAGAGCCACAGACCGCGCAGAAATGGAAGAGGTATTTTATAATAGCGGGGTATCTGGTACAGAGCCAAATGGTGGCGCACAAGCTGGCACATCTTATTTCACTTACAAAGGACTGGTGAAATCAAATATGCGCTATGTTAATAACATAGAGTTTAAGCTGATGCGTGGCGACCGGGTTAACAATACCGGACTTACTACTACCACATCGGTAGGTTCACAGGGCGTTATCCCTAAAATATTGCAAGACGGGGAAACCATCGGGTATACTCCTGGTAATTTGGATATTCCCAAGCTACATGAGATAACCCGTATCATGGATACCAACGGCTGTGCTAAACAAAATCAATGGCTGATGGACGTGTTTCAGAAACAGGATTTTAGTGACAGCTTATTTGCTGCTTTCCCTGCCGGAGCTTTTGTATGGGGTCAAGGTGAAAAATCTGAGGAAGCCAGTGTGTCATATGGATTCAAGAACATATATATTGATGGCTACTTATTCCAAACGGCTAAGTATAAACAGTTCAACTCAGAGGTTGTATACGGCGTTACCCCGGATATTGATTACTTCCGCAATTTCGGAATCATTATACCGCAAGGGACTACACGCGACGCAAGGGATTCTACTCGCGTATACAAAAACCTTACTATTATGTTCCAAGAGCCTCCTGCTGGCGGCACAATTGGTAATGGTATTCGTGTATGGCAACACGGTGGCGGTTCTCGTAACCCAACAAACGGAACCATGAACGACAACATAGAAATGATTTGTTATCGTGGCACTCGTTTGTGCGCAGCGAATCAGTTCTTGTTGGTTCAAGGTTAAGATTATAGAGCAGCCCTTACTTGGGCTGCTTATTTTTCATTTTATTAATTAAAATTCATGGCTACTTTAAAAGACGTTCGTTATAATCAACAAGGGGAGCTGTCGCAACAAAATATAGCGACACCTATAGATGGTGCCCCCGAAGTAGAGCCTAAAGGATTCCAGAAACAAAATGGGATGCCAACCAACACTACGGCAAACGCAGGGGAGCAGTTTGTTATATTCAAATTAAAAGATCAAAAACGAAAAGGTGCTGTTTATATTGATGGCATTGATGATGTGTACAATGAAAAAACAGGAATCGTAGAGAGGGTAAGGTTGCTTTCTGGTATAAGTACGATATGGTTTAATGAACAGGCAAAAATGAACCTGACAGATAGCTATGTTAATCTCAACAGGAGAACCATTAAGTTCCCTAGGGGCCAGCGGTTTATTCGGGTGTCGCCAAAAGATGCCACCCTCCTTCAGTTTTTAAGATTGTGCAACTCAAACATGGACAACCCAAATAGAACGGGAGGCGGCAAGTTTGATTTTTACGAGTACAATCCATTACGTGAAGCTCAACGGGCACAAGAAAGAGAACTGAGGCAATTGGAGATGGCATTTAAGGCAAAAGAAATGTCGGTTGAAAAAATGAAGAGACACGCAAGTTTTCTGAAGATTCAACCGTTCAATGAAATGGGAATACCTAAACTGGATGAACAATTGCGAGCAGAGTACATTATCTATGCTAAAAATCATCCTGATCTCTTTGAAAAATCAGTTGATAGCGAAGAGGTGGATATTCAGTTTGCTGTGAAGATGGCGATAACCAATGCCGTAATTGATATTGGCACACAGCCGGGAACAGCTATGTGGACAAATTCAAAAGGCATAATCGGTCGGATACCTGGCGGCTTCGAGCCGGTGAAATATCTTACCGATCTCGCCATGACCAACTCGCCAGATGGAAGAAAATTCAAAGAAGATTTAAAATCAGTAAAATAATTGGACGCTAATACTCCATATCAGATAATAAGGTACGCTGCCAATAAGAATCAAAATGGAAACATAAGGCCGGTGGATTATAATTTAATTATAAATCAAGGTCAGAGGGATTACATGAAGTTTCTAATTGGAGAGGTACAGGGGTATGTTCCTGGTAGACCAATCGCAAAAGTGGAGCTAGGCAATAGTCAGCGAGTCATGCAAAGTCTAGCTCCATTCATAAGTGAGCCATCATCAATCGGTATAAATATAGGCGGTATAGGGGCATGGCCTAGTAATATGGAAGAGGTTGTGGCTATGTATACAAGCAGTATGGGTAGAATCCGTTATGTTCAACAAGATTCGATCTGGTCATATTTGAAAAGCGTGATTGATCCTGTAGCCACATCGCCTATTTACACAATAATAGACAATGCCTTCCATTTTTATCCAGAGAATTTAGGGACTGCAATAATATCATATGTAAGAACACCGTCTGATATTGTTTGGGCATATACGACAGATGCAAATGGAAGGGCCGTATATGATCCAATATTTAGCGTCCCTCCTCTATGGTCTGATGTAGATATGATGGAAGTGATAACTAGAGCTTTGAGATTGGTTGGTGTTAATCTACAGTCTGCGGTAGTAAGTCAATATGCAAATGAAATAAAAATGGCAGGGCAATAGCATATGAAAAGAATTGAATTTATTGAGCGCCATGTAAGGCAGATATACGGCGGCTTCCCGACGGATGACGCACAGATTACGGATAATCTGGTTAATTCGTGGTTATCAGATGCTACTGCGTATGCTGCCAAGATGTGCTACAATGAATCTGTGAAGTTGGATGGAGTTGCGTACATGAATAATTCATTTTATTCAACATTCTCTGATTTAGCAATTACTAGCGATAGTAATATAAACCTTGGGTATCAGCTAACGCTTCCAGAGATACCGCCCGGCGTTGGTAGAAATGAGGGGATATCAACTTTACAGTTCAAAGATGATAGCGGATTTGTATCGTTGCCGGTGGTATGGTTAACCATGAATCAGGTAGCGTATGCAGATAGTATGCCTCCTATCCCTAATAAAATACTTGCATGGTCTGAAGGAAAGAAACTGAAAATGAAGTCTGTTTTGCCATTGTGGGATTATACCGGGGTAATACGGATGATATCAGCCGGTGACAGAGCTGATCTGGATAGCGAATTAAATGTGCCACAAGATTATTTTCCATTAATGGTCGAATATATTCAAAAGCAATTGATGATAATGAAGGGTATTCGACAGGATACAAATAATGAAGGAAACGATACAAAATTATGATACAACCCATAAGAGATGGCATATTGGTTCGGCCATGTAAATCTGATGAAAAAAGCGTTGGCGGCATAATTGTCCCTGATAGCTATAAAGAAATAAGCAACAAAGTAGAGATTGTGGCAGTTGGCAATGGCATAAAAGATAGGCCAATGGCATTCAAAAAGGGCGATATTGTTGGCAAAATAAAAGGGTGTGGTGTTGATGTGTTGGTGAATGGTGAGTTACACTTGTTGATTAAAGATAACTGGATATTAACAAAATATAATTAATCGAATGTCTCAACAGCGTCAATGGATAGAGATTGATGAAGTCGTGAATCAATATTTAGACGAGTCTGAACAGCCTAATCATAAATATTTCAAATGTTTTCAAATTGCATTCAGGGGGCTCTCTGAATTGGGTATTGATTTTTTCAATCAAATCAAATCCGTTAAGCTGCCTATTGAACCAAATTACACGGTACAGCTTCCTCCTGACTTTCTTAATTATACGAAAGTCGGCATCCTGAATGGCCGTGGTGAAGTTATCCCGTTAACATATAATAATAAGCTGACATTATACGCGCAGCAATCTCCTGATAGGTTGTCAAAAACACAGGACAATAGTATATGGGACTGGTATAGCTGGGACTCTCCAGTCTGGTTTAATTTCTGGAATGGCTACTTCTATACACAAATGTTTGGGGTTCCTTCCGGTTCTCCATTTGTAGGTAGCTTTAAAATTGACAATAGAACTGGCGTTTTAATGTTAAATGAAAACTACCAGTTTGATTATATAATATTGGAGTACGTGGCTTCTCCAACAGTAGGAGAAGTATACAGGATACCAGTGCAGTTTCGTGAAGCGCTCATTGCGTATATGGCATGGATTGATATTAGATCGCTGCCAACCACAAGGCGTGGAGCGCTTGGAGATAAACGGGATCGCCGTAGTGAGTTTTACAACCAAAGACGGTTAGCATGGGCTAGGTACAGGCCATTTTCATTAACAGAGGCGTATAATTTCCAAATAGAAAACCAACGCAAATCAATTAAATCGTAATGGCAATTCAAGCATTCCCATTTTCGGGGTTTTTAAATTATGATGATCCAGATGAAGTAATGCCGGCCATTCATCATCGGGATGCTTTGAATATAGTATTTCGCGGAACTCTTCCAAATCTACGAGCAGAGAATATCCCAGGTACACGAGAAAAAACAAACCCGTTTCTTACTAATGACAATAACAACCTAACAATAGGTAGGTTTTATGATTCTGTAAAAAAGAGAAATTACTTCTTCAACTATCGGGGTGATAATAAGAAGGCAATTTATATGTACGATACTGTACTAGGCGTGTTTTATAGAATAGCAGAAGAAGGAGTTAATGCTGCCGTTGGGTCATTGGGAATTACTCAGAATCCAATAATTCATATTAATGTAATATACGGGGATAGCACTCAGGGGGACATGTTAACATATTTAGATGGTTATGGAGTCCCTAGAAAAATAAATGTTGACAGGGCTATTTCCGGAGGGTACGGAACAATTATATCTTCATATTTAGATATAGCTAAACAACCGGCTGACATTCCTCCGTATGTTATTTATGAAAATGATCCAAATAATACTGTAAATAATTTAAGAAAACGACTTTTCAGGTTTAAAATAAGATGGGTATTTGATGATAATGATAAATCAGTAACAAGTAGTCAAAGTGAAATGCCATTGCCATTTCAGTCGTTTAATCAAGAATATGATTCTGATCCAACTAAAAATTGTAGGATAGCAATTACTTATCAAACAGGCCCTCCTAATGTAAAAAAAATAGAGATATTAGCTTCTAATTCATTGGGAGTAGTAATGAGTGATTTTTATTTGGTCGCATCATTAAATAAAGATGTTGAAGGGATACCAGATAATGATGTAGCTACTTTTTTGTTTTATAACAATAAGGGGTATGTTAATATAAATGTAGAAGAAAGTATTCAGGATTTTGACAGAGTACCGATTCGGGCTGGGGCACAGGTGTTATTAAATGGGAACGTATTGGACTATGGTGATGTTACAGAGGGATACCCTAACCTGTCAGCGCTTGATGGAGGTTTGAATACAGAACGAGTCCCGTATTATTATGGAGTTTATTGGAGTTATTTAACAGCCAATCAGGATGGATTAAGTGGATTCGGATCGGGGAACATACATATTGTAGTTAGGGGCATTATTGTTTCTACTTCTTCATTTGACACATATACAGTATATTTAACGGATGGCTCTGATATAGACTATACAGTGCAGTCGGGGGATGATTCGGCAGCCATTATTGAAGGATTACGAGTAGATGCTATTTCTAAAGGGTTTACAATAATAAGCGTAGGTGATAATGATTTGATTGTATTTAAGGCGGCTACTAGTTTAGCTAGAGCGATAATAACTAACCCGGATTTTGGTTATAATTCTACAATTAATACTTCATTTAATGCATGGGATTGGAATAGTAATATAGGTTTTGGATTAGTATATTTTGATCAAAAGGGGAGAACTAGTGGAGTCGTATTTGCTAATAATTTTTCGGTTCCAACTGCCCCATATTTCGAGACTAATCCTACAGGTGATATTACTTTGTTTGATGCCGCTATTAATCATCAGCCGCCTGATTGGGCATATTACTTTCAATGGGTAAGGACAAAAAACTTATCAAAGCAAAGTATTATGCAATGGGTGAGCGATAGGACATATAAAGATAAGGTGGCTGTTACTGGGTTAACACTGTATGCATATCTGTCTATTGAATCATTAAATGCTTTTGTTAAAGCGAATCCAGGAACACCACTGGGCTATACATTTACCCCTGGTGATAGAATTAGATTTTTTAAAAGATTTAATGTAGATGGGACTACTGGGGCATTATATGCCAATGCAAAAGATTATGAAATAGTAGCATCAGTATCAAATCCATCAATAAATGGGGTATTGAGAACGGGGCAATTTGTAAAGATTATTTTGCCGCCTACGGATGGGAATTTTGATTTTGGGGCTGGGTATGATAATTATTTTATAGAGCTATATACTCCAGCGCAGCCGGTAGCAAATGGCTTAGATTTGTATTACGAATTTGGCCAACGATATACAATAGGCGATCCTGGGTTGTCAACTAGGTTTCATCAGGGTATGACCCAAAATCAGGTATTCCCTGGAACGCCGGCAAAATTCAGATTTCATAAAGGAGATTATTACGTTCGATCAAGGTCAATACAGGTCGGGAATGTTTATACATTTAACATACCAGATGGGGGAACCGGTGGCTCTGCATCTAAAATCCTTATTGGGTTGAATTTTCAAAGTTCTACCTATGCTGATCCTGATATAACGGCTCAAAGTGTTCCATTTGCTCCAATCGTATTTTTTCTTCCTGCTGCTGATCCAAGATGGCATTTAAGATCGTTAACAGAAAATACCTTTAAGATTAAAGGTACGATTACGATGACATTTACTGATTCAAATTCGGGAGATAGTTGGAGAATATTTACATTAAACAGGTTTAATGAAGTAATGAATATTAGTCCAACGTTTGATACATCAAGTGCAGGCACGTATTCGTTCGTAATCGATTCATCAATAACGCTGGATAATGATCGCGTATTTTTATTTGCAGCATCTAATGTATTACGGGGCAGAAACGTTATTTTTTCAGCAACGGAAATAACCTATACAATAGAGCATGTTATTGTTCAGAGATGTATTGACCCAAACTTTTCTGATTTATACCCAAGCGCTGTAAATTCAAATGGGAGAGCGTTCGTTTTTGATGAAAATGCGAATCAGGTTAACTACCCCGTAAGGCATAGATGGAGCTTAGCATATCAAAAGGATACTAATATAAATCAAACTAATAGATTTTATTCTCAAAATTTTGATGAAGTTACGAGAGAGTACGGCGCTATCAAGCGGATGATGTTTTGGGATAAAGTATTAGCCGTATTTCAAGAAAGAAAATGTGGCAAGATAGGGGTGTATAATAGATTTATAGC